AACAAATCAATAATCAATTGAGCATACTGACCATCAGAGATAGTATAGAATGTATCACGCATCTGTTCCTTATCAGTACTACGTTCTGCACTACCGATAGTTTCCATACCATTTAAGATTACATCAATCTTCTTACTGGTACCATCTTCATTACGTGCCATGTTCCAGAATGGTGATGTCCACTCAGGGAAGTCAGTAATCATACCACGTTGAATCTTCTCTTCATGATCATGGTCTAATTCTTTAGTGTTGAATTGATTAGTCCAATCATCATAAGTCTGTATATTTCCTTTGTCTAATGGTAGACCCAACCATTCACACAATTCTATTTCCATTAACTTAAGTTCTTCTACACCTCCCTTCATTTCAAATTCAAACATAGGGAAGATAGTCTCATGTCTACCAGGTACAGGATTTGGTTCTGCTCTGTATGATGTGGAGACACAGAAAAACCCCTCTTCTTTGGGGTTGGAAAGCAATTCATGTTCTAGCCACATCTGACCTGTTTGAGGTAGCGGCCATATATTACCACCGTAGTTATATGTTGCTACTGTTTCTGGATCTTCACAAGCAGCAAGGATACTTAAACGATTTTGGGTGTGTACTTCTAGAAAGTTTTTCGACAAAAAAAATGACCTTAATAGGTCAACTGCCTCGGAGTATTTTCTTGGATCAATTAGACTTGTCATTATTATTAGTCAAACTGAGATATTTATACAAAAAAAGAGACCCGAAGGTCTCTTTTAAAGTTATGTGTTAATAACATCAAATTACATGATGTTAGCAACTTGTGTACGTCTGTAGTACTTGTTAGCATTAGCTGTAAGAGCACCAGATCCCTGAGTAAGACCGCCTGAGAATGGGTTAGAAACCATACCGTAACGAGTCTTGAATCCAATCTTGGGTTGGAATGTATCTGGGTTAATCGCTCTGACTTGCTGCAATGGCACGTAAGGGCAATAGAACAATCCAGCGTCATAAGGAGAAGTTCCTTTGTATCCAGCAACGTAGAAGTGCTTATCAGCAACGTTTGCAGAATAAGGATCAACGTAGACCTTGATCTTACCGTTAAGAGTACCAACTAGAGTAGAAGAAGTATCGTCTACACCTGTTAAAGCGTTGTTACCATTAAGAGCAGGAGCGTAGTCAAGAACGCCAGCCATTCCTAGAGCAGAAGCAACGTCTGCAGAGCAGATCAAGATGTTACCCTTCCCACGACGAGTTTGCTGACCGATAGCGTTAGCATCTCTTTCGATTTGGAAAAGAAGTCCCTTGAATTTCTCAACTGACCAACGACCATTACTATCAACGTCTAGATCAAAGATACCAGCGTTAGCAGTATTGTTCTGAGCACCAGCAACAGCGTTTGTGTAGATAGTTCTAACAACTTCTCTGTTGATTTCAGCAAGGATCTCAGTAGAAAGAATGTTGGCAAGCTCTTGCTCTGCATCCAATCCATGAATAGCCTTGAGGTCTTGAGCCATCTCGATGCTGTACTCAGCTTTCAAAGCACGTGCTCTGGCTGTTACAGTCACCTTCTCGATGGAGAAGCCCATCTCTCTGAATTCATTGGTGTTTTCAGAGTCGTCAAGTCCTTCAACGGTAGCCGTTGTCATACCTGTAGCATCACCTGTCTGCTCATAAGTGCCAGCAGGGCTGTCATTTAGAAGTCCAGGGTTGTTACCTTGAGCATCGTTTGTTGCATCAGATGCATTAGGATCATACTCAGCTAGGTCTTGACCAGCACCACCAGAGAAACCAGCGTTAGGCTCATTGAAGAATGCCTCACGATAGTTACCACTAGCAGGGGCACGCTCAGTACCGTAGTTAGTTCTCATTGCAAAGATAAGTCCTGTTGGACCTGTCATTGGCTGAACGCCAGCAACATCATATGCAATTAGTTGTGGCATTGAACGTCTAATAAGACTGATCAATACGGGGTCGAAACCAGCAACTGGACCTGTATCGGTAGCTGCTTGTGTATAACCTGTTGTTTGTAGAGTTTCAGTAAGGATCTTTCCTTCTTCTGAAATTGCTCTCTCTTGGTTTTCAAGAAGTTGTGCGACAACGCCTTTCTTGTAAGTATCGCTTATCTCTGGAAGAGAATCGTGATTTAGAACGGGTGCCCACTTTTCCTGTAGTGATTTTAGTGACATTTTGTCTCCGAAATTGTTATTGAAAAATGGTTAATTACGAATAATTAGTTAGACCACTTCTTAAGTGCATCTACGTACTTCGACATAGTGTGAGAAGTAGTATCTTCTACAAGGGTTTCTCCTTTGTCCTCGGTAGGATCTGCAACCTCGGTTGCTTCCTTGCGAGTAAAGTATGATTCCTTAATAGTTTCGATCTTCTTGCGAAAATCTTCTTCAGTTTCAAACTCAACACCCTCTGCTAGAGAAGCAAGCTTCTCTTTTTGAGTCTCTGCCAAACCAGCAGCACACTCAGTCACGATTTCCATTTTTACAAGTTCGCCAACTCTTTTGTTAAGAGTGACATTAGCGTCGATTTGCTCGTTGAGTTTCTTCTCCATATCATCTATTTCTCCAGCCATCCCATCAAGGAGGTTGAATTTTTCTTCGGGAACTGTAAAGTTATGCTCCACGAAGAGTTCTTTTAGGCCGTTAAAGAATGACTCAGCCATCTCATTCTTAATACCGTGCTCAACAGCGATTGAATTTTCCTCTAACCACTGTTTCGCAGCATAAGATAGATAGTCATCTACTTTTTCTGCCAATTCTGTTTTGACTTTCTCTACTTCTTCAGTAAGAGATTGTTCAAATGCTTCTGTGACAACTTTGACTTCATCATTAACCTTAGCGGTTACTGCTGCTTCAAAGATTGTTGCTGCACGCTGCCTGAATTCTTCTGAGAGTTCTTCACCAGCGACAAGAGCGTCAACATCTTCAGTAAAGTCGTATTTGGTTTCAGGGGTTTCTTCTTGGATGACTTCTTCGTCATTAGTTACTTCCTCCTGTTTACTGGATGCATCGGAAGGCTTTGTCTTACGTGACTTATCCTTTTCAACGCTTACTGAAGCAGCTGCAGATTTACCTGCATTCTTAGTACCAGCAGCACCTTCAAGGGAATCGGTGTCCACGTGAATAACCTTCTTTCCACTACCACCTAGTGAATCGGTTGATTTTGAGGTATCAATTTTCTCACCAGGCTTAGCATCTTTGGTGACAACGTTAGAACCTTCGGTCACTTCTTCCATATTATCTAACTCTTTTTCGAGGGATTCAGACATTTGTTTAAACTCCGTACAACGTACAATTTGTATTGTCTTTATTTATTTATACATTAAAGACTCTTTAAAAACTTACTGAATGCGGAAACCTTCCGTTCTTGTATGTTTATTAGGGTTGCTTGATCAATTTCTTTCTTGATTTGAGCAACAGCAGACTCTTTTAGTATGCCATTATCCCAAACCCATTCTTTTCCTTCCATGATTCCATCTACAAAAGCATCTGGAGCTGAAGGATCTGCAACTATATCAGCAGCAGTGGCAAGCATAAAGTCATCAGCAACGACATTTACACCATCCTTTTCTTTGAGTGATCCCATACCTCTAGAAGAAACTCCTAAACGTACTCCCTCATCAAGAAGATTCTTAGCAATATTTCCCATTGGTGTCTCAAGTATTTTTGCTCTACCAACAAAATTATTACCATCTTCTTTCAAAGATTCGATCTTGTGAGAAACCCTATCCAAATTAATCGATGGACCTTCAGGATGACCAAGCTCTCCTAAAGCACGACCTTTTTGAATGTGATGCTCATCATATTTAGCAACTTCTCTGGCAAGTACACCTTGTGGATATACCCTACCATTCTTGTTCTTAATCTCAGATTGAAGAAACACACCTTCTATGAAGTGGCTCTTTTTGCCGTTTTTTTCTTCGGAAAGAAATTCGACCTGAGTTATTTCTTCAGCTATTAGTCTCATCTGTTGGTTCCTCTATAGGTTCTATTGAATCCACTACTGCTGTGTTTGGCGGTAACGGATCAGGTACTTCTTCACCTGCTTCTGGAGTTTCGGGAGGATCTTCTGGTTTACGACCATCGACTTCCACTTCAGTAGGAGCTTCTTGGCCATCAGGTAGAGAATCTTGTACTTCATCAGCAGCATCTTGAGCAGTATCTTTCAAATCAAAACCCATTGATTTGGCAAATTGTAATTTTTGTTGTTGGACAAGATCGTATGTTGTAGCAGATAAAGCATCATTAGTTAAGTCTAATGCTTTAGCTTTATCGTCACCAAAAATTTTGTCAACAATATCTTTTGCAATTTCAGAAGGCATAATATGTGAATAATGTTATAGTTATTTAGTATTTAGAATTCGGCACGTTTCTGATCCGCACTAGATGGACCTTCAGGTTTACCTGCAGTAGCAGGTTCTTCCATGCCTTCGGGACCAGCAGCAGCGGCCATTGGATCAATTCCAGCATCTAATGCTGCTTGTTCCGCAGGATCCATCAACTTACCATCCGCAATTTCCTGTTCAATTTGCTCATCAATTTCAATGATTTCTTGATCAGTCTGCTTGATTACCTGACGACGCATATACTCAATAGAGAAGTATTTACCAACGTAAGGATCCATTGCAGCAACTTGATTTATCCTCTCGTTACGGATCTCAATATCCTTGAGCTCTGAGAAGTAGTTATCAGCAATATAATCAAATTGAATATGCTCTTTCATATCTTCCCATTCTTCAATGGAAATAATACCCTTAAGAATCAATTGAGTCTTAAGAAGATCAACAAACAATTCTCCAAAACGTTTGCGTAAACGTGCAACAAACTTTTGGAACTTAACTTCATCTCGTGTGATCTCAGCAGCACGACCAATGTTAAAGGTTGTTTCAGTTTCTAATCTTGAATTAGGAACGTTAAGTGCTTTGTATAATTTCTTCTGGAAATACTTAACATCTTCTAACTCACCTAAGTTTTGTCCACCAGGCAATGTAGTAATCTCAGTTCCTCTACCACCTTCTCTACGTGGCAACCAGAAGTCCTCAAGCATAGACATGAACTTCTTGTCATCCTTTATCTCACCAGTGTTTGCATCGTATACAAGTTTATTCCTGTAACGACCCATTACTTCACGTAGGTATTGTTCCGCTTTATTCTTAGGAAGATTACCTACATCAATATAGAAAATTCTTCTTTCTGGTGCTCTTGATAATCTGTAGATAACAAGAGAGTCTTCAATCATTCTTAACTGATTGACTGCCTTAATTGCTTTATGTAAATGAGACAAGACCATGTTCTTGTTAAGGTCTTGAATACCAGAGTGACAATATGTCACAGAATCAGGAGCAATCCTCATACCTTGATTGGTACTATTCTTCAATCCCTTTGGATTGTATAAGAAATAGGATGCTGATTTCTGCGTGAGTTGAGTATTAAGATCAACACCTCTTAACTCACCAGGTTTCTTTTCCTCATACTCAGTTACTTTACGAATCTTACGAGGGTCGATATATCTAAGTTCGATCATTCCACCTCTAGGGTTTTTAGGATCGATTACTTTATGAAAAAATAATCTCCCATCAACATACCATCGACGGAAGATTTCGTAAGATCTATTATCAAAATCAAGAAGACGTAGAATTTCATCGAACTCCTCACGTATCAACTTCTTAATTTTTTCTGATTGTTTTAAATTTGATAACTCTACTGCTATAGGAACATCATCAAAATTACCACAGATAGTTTCGTTAACTACATCATCAACTGCACTATCACATTCTGGTTGTAAAACCATCTCCCTATATCGGGTAATGAGTTCATAATCATTACGAACTGTACCATCAAAATCAACCGAATAGCCATAGTAACCACCACCTACGATAGGTTGTGATCCATCTAGACTATCCTTTTGAACAAAAGAAGGCCCCTTGGGAACCTTCTTTGCCCTCTCTAAACTAAATCCAAAGAGCTGCGACATTACTAAATTTCTATTGTTCCTTCTCTATTTAGGTGAGTTTGAAAACCCTAGCTAGCAACTGCTGTTGGCTTCCAGTATTGGACTTGTAACTCTACAGTGAATTCTTCAACTGCGTCATTATTTCCAAAGTCTAAATCTATTGCTGCAATATTGCTTGGGAAGCATTGGAAGAACTTATAAGACTTAATCACTTTATGTGATGTATCTTGTCCTCCAGTAGTTCCACTAGCAGTACCTTTTTCATTTCTAGATAACTGATGAACATCCATATCTGCAAAGTAACCAACTGTATTACTAGTACTAGTAGTAGATGTTGCAACAGCAGTATAGTTCTCATCATACTCCTGTATCTTCTGCATCCAAGTTTCAAATGCTGTTCTCAACTTAAATCCACTATCATTCTGAATTGTAATTGTCCAAGGTTCAAATGTACGATCACCAGCGAGTTTCAAAACACGTCCTCTAAAAGGAACTTCAACAACACCTATCT